CAATGAATCCCTCGTAATTCCATTCCATAGGTATGAACAAAGAATATAATCCTGACTTAGTTTGTCCATTACGGTTTCTTTTTCCAACAGCTGAATCATTGTAAAGTTTTTTAAAGTTTTCACCACCTTTATCTAAAGCGTTTGAGGTACTACCCATCATACACTTACCTATAATTCTAGCACCTAATCTTAAACAGGTTTTAGTTACACGCCAGTTATTTAATATATTATCCGGCCTTTCCCATTTACCCGATTCGTCGTGGACGAGGAGTTTGAGCTTCTCCCCATCGTAGGAGTTATCGCCTGTGTTCTTCCAGTCGATCGTCGTATCAAGTCCTTCGAGTAATTCCTGGTCGCTTCTATTCTGTATGCTTTTTCTAGTGAGTCTCGACGCCGGTATTCTGTAGGCAAGCTCTGTCTTCGGCCTGTCCATACCGTCTTGTATTGGTTTGAAGAAAAACGGGAAGTTAACACTAATGGGTACAACTTTATCTGTGAACATTTTCTTCGCATCGGAGCCAGATTTGGACAAAATCCCAAACCGTGCATCGCTTGATATAGTTGCCATGTTAACCGTCTCCCCTGACGCCATGAATGAAAATCCCGAACGTCTGTTCTTGAGATAGCACATACCATAAGCTCTGATGTCTGCTTTGCAAGCTTCCCAGAATATGTAGAATAATCTGTTTGATTCCCGAAAGTCTGGGTTCCCAACGTCAATTTTGGACCACTGCAAGTACATAAAGTGAGTACCAGTAATGTAAGTATCCACACCTTTATTATTAAACCAATGCCCCTCGTCTCTGCGTTTGAATTGTTCATCTATATACGGTTCCCATTTTTTATGGAAATTCTCTGGATAGTCCCTCCACTCAAATACGCTTTGTATTTGCTTGAGTTCTTTTGGGAATTCTTCGACAGTCCATTTATCATTAGATTTACTTATTTTAATAGGAGTTTTTGGTAAAGCTATTTTCAGGCCTTGTATATCATATACATCACCAATTTCTCCAGTTTTGCTAATAACTACAACATCGTGTTCTTTGTTGTAGCCATACTTCCATTTCTTAGATCTGTTAAGTCTAGATATTGTATTTTGCTTTATAGGCGTTATTACGCTATATAAATTCTGCTTATACATTACTTAGATCTTTTTTCAGCAAATCCCTTAAATGCTTCCTTTGTAACCTCTTCTTTAGGTCTATCCTCTAATATTCTTTCTTCTTCTTCAATACGTGAAAGTATTTCGAAAGCATCAAATATTGCTAGCTTTTTAGTAGCTGCAGCATTCTTAAGTTTATCCGCTGTTAAATCGTCGTCTGAATCTACAATAGCTTCTTTAGCTACTTTTATCAATTCTTCAACCGCTCTATGCCCAGCTTGGATTATACTCCTTTTCGTTTCCTTGACGTTCATATTTAATTGTGATTTGATTGGTGGGTACTCTGTAAAGCTTCTGCCCGTCTATTATAAATTCATATTCGCTTCCTGGTTTAAAACCTATTAAGTCCTCAACATTAACTGACGTTAATTTAGGGTCCTTTGTTTTTAATACTCCTACTAGTGGCTTTTCAAAATCCATCGAAAACATTTTAGTTTCTTCGATTGGCTTTACAAAATTGAAACCTCCACAAGCTTCCCATTCTTGCGATTTTTTATATGCGTATATTTGGCTAGGATCAACAAAAAACATATCTTCCTCGAAAAAACTTTTACTGTTTTTCTCTACACCTCTTATATCTCTATATCTTCTAAATACATTGTGATGAACTATAACTTCGTCACCTACTTCTATTCCGTTATAACTCTCAGCTGGAGCCGCTATAACTACGCCTAATCTACTTACGTAGTTATGGTTTTGTATTTCAGTATTTAATAAAAGAGTATTTCCGTCAATTTTCTTTACGTTATTGTTTCTACCGTTTTTAGGCTTGACAATAAACTCGAACATCGCTTTCATTTAATACTCTAAATCAAATTCTACAGCAATAGCCATATTCTTATTGAATTCTTTCCAAGGTAATATTTCCTTATCTTTTTGGATATAAATAGAATACTTAGTTTCTTCTTCTATTATATTAACTATTGTATGACCACCATACACTGCTTGACCAACAGCATAGTGCATGGCATCATTTTTATAGTCTTTACCTATACTAATCTTCCTTACTATCCCCATCTTCTGCCTTGATTTCTCCGGTAGTAATATCAATGTTTACTTTACCGTACTTTTTTTCCAAATCTGATTGCAGGCTTTTGAAAGATTCTACTGAGCCGGATATTTCATGCAACAATTCATGCTTCTGAGATTCCAATCCACCGATCTTCATCTGTAAATTATTTATTGTTTCAATACTTTCTCTTAATCCTTTTAACTCGTTGTCTTCTAATTTACTCATTATATTTGATTTAATTGTTATACTTAACTTATTAATTACGTGTTATTATACTTATTTTACTATTGATTTACCTTTTTCCCAAGATCTACCTACAAAATAAGCACCGTAAACGGTAATTAATAATGTTTGAAATATTGGTATGTATTCTTTTGCTATTTTAAATTCCCCTATGTTACCATCTGTAAATGCTAAAGCACTAAATACAAATGTTAAAAACACAAGTATCATTGGGCGAATATTTTTTGATAACCAGCTATCACTAGCCATATCAGCTTTCCAACGATCTGTCACTTGGATTTGAGCATTGTTATCTGCTTGCTCAAGAATTTCTTGAACCTGCTTTTTGATAATAAGCTTTTCTTCTTCAGTTGTAGTTAGCTTATCAATAGCGTTACCAATCTCTTTGATAACGCCACCTGTAAGCCATTGGAATAACTTTTTCATTAATATCTTTTTTTAGAACCGTAAGCTTTGTTTATAGCATTTTGTGCTTTTGCATATTCAGGTGATCCTTTTTTAGCTGAGTTACGAGCTTTTACTAATTTAGACAAATTACCACCAGAAGCTTTACTTGCTTTTTTCCAACCTGTATCAGAAGAAGCGTTGCTCTTAACCTTTGGCTTTTCAGTTGTCTTCGTCTTAACTTTATTTATATTAGCAGATCCTTCATTAGAATTTGTACTCTTTGTTTTTTTATTCTTTGCAATCTCATTTTTAGCCGCATTAATAAATGATTTTTCTCTTGACTCGTTTGGTTTTGTATCGCTAGAGCCCAATGCGTAATTAATAGCTTCAGTCCCCATACGATCATACTTACCAAACTTTGTAGGTTGGTTTAACATCGCAAATTTACCTAGTTTAGAATTAGCTACTTTGTCAACAGCTCTAGCTGCCTTGAAAGCTTTAGCTCCCTTCATCCCAAGCTTAGTACCTGTAGCAGCCCACCCTGCAAAAGGAATCATTGCCGCCGCGGATAAAGCTGCATTTTTATAATCGCCTTCACCTGCGTACCACGCTGCATTTACACCATCAGCTATTTCGCCAACTCCAGGAACCAGTCCAGCAATATCCAATGCCATATGCCCTGCTTTATTAATCCAACTTTTTTCGCCAGTTTGTTTTAACGGAGCAGGCCCGCAACTATCTAAAGATCGTTTGGCTCTTGATGTCACCGGTATTGCTTTTGGTCCTTTTGTTCCCATGCTTTATAATTATTTATTTAGTAGGATCTATAGCGCTTGCTGCTTGACTTCTTTTTTTAGTAGCTCTCTTTTTTATTCTTGTTTCTCTTCTTTTTAATCTTAAAGCTTTCTTTGTATTTCCGCTAGCAAGGGCATCAATACCTTTTTGTCTAACTCTAGCTGCTCTGGAATCTTTTCTATCAGCTGATTTAGTTTTTCTTACCGCTTTACGAATATCTCCTTTTGATGGTTCTACTTTTTTAGAATTAACTTTAGCAACCTGAGTTTTAAGAACTTTTGGATCTAATTTAGTTTCCAATGAAGTAGCTCTAGCTTTTTTAATATCGATTCCTTTTTTAGCTTTTAGTGTATTTGCAACTTTAGCTTTAGGTTTGTCATAACTGCTTTTAACATCGTACTTACCTGTTTTCTTGTAAGATGCATTTTGACGCTTAGCTTCTTTAGTATAGCTAGCTTTGTCCATTCCTCCATAAACCTTCTTATCTCTATCTTTATAAGCTTGATCGTATGACTTATCTCCATATATACCAGTTTTGTTTTTTCTCGCCAAATCATCAGCAGCCCATCCAGCTTCTCCATCTATTCTGGCTTTCG